TTTTGCGGCAGACTTCAGAGGTGTCATTGGTCATCATCATTCTCCTATTAAAAAGACTATGGGAGGATATTACCACCCATAGTCCATAGTGTCAACCGTTATTTTTCAGTTCAGAACTTATAATTAGCACCAAGGCTAATGACATTGTTCTGCTTAAGGCTGTCAAAATCACTGATGTAACGATAACGAGCATCGAGTTCAATGTTCTTGGTCACACCATAGCGAACACCGCCACCGACATTATAAACATAATCGTTCTTAATGTCTGTCCAACGATAGCCTACACCAGCAAGGGCATATGGCGTAAGAGTCATGATAGGAAACTGAACAATGAAATTGCCAGTAACTACATGGGTCTTATCGGCATTGTTTAGATAATCATATCCAACTTCGCCACGAACATATGAATTTACTTCATATCCGGCGTTTCCACCAACAGAAAACTTCTGGTCGTCCTTCTTGTAATCAAGACCACCATTAATACCAACATAATATGGTGATGCAGCCTGTGTGAAAACAGGTGCGGGTGGAGCCGAACGGCGGGGAAGATCAGATGCGAAAGCTGCAGTAGATGCCAAAAGGGCAGCAGCAGTTACGATAGACTTAAACATATTTTTCTCCTTGTTGTTAATGGTAGGGACGCTTGGGTTCGATAAAAGTTAAGAACCCCAATATAGTACTAAAGAGTGTATGAATACCACCCCGTCCCAACCTTTTACACATTACATCAACTTTATTGAAGATGCAATCTCTAAATGGGTGTATTAGTATATATATATTTCATTATTTGGTTATTTTATAATGTTCTTCAAAATAACCAAATTCACTACGTAAAGAATACGGTTTTCTTAATACTTTTGTATAATTTGAAAACCAACTTATTATTTTTGGCACATTAATGTGAGTTTTACTATCATTATAATTTGATTCATGCTCATGATTTATACTCAAAAAATAAGATTTGGTATTTAATTCGATTACACTAAGATACTTTTTAACTATATTTTCATCTATTTCTGGAAACGAGTCTTGGTTTGCTGTGACTTCAAAATAATCTTTTGAATAGTTTTCACAATTCCAGAATGCTTTAACATGAATTGCATTTGGTTTGCTTTCTTCGCCTTCCAAAACTACAGAATCTTGTCCTAATGCTCTAATAAGAAAATAACCTGATATAACATTTACAAATGGTAGATCAAACAAATATACATTTTTTCTATTCATTTTATACAAATAAAATGCATTTAATCCCAAACCTCCTCCAAATTCACAAATATTATTATATTCTGAAGTAAATTTTTTTATCAAATTTGCTAAGTATAAAGAATTGATATGTCTATCATTTAAAATTCCAAAACAAGTTTTCATTCCGGCTACAGGAATTACTGGTGGTGGAATAATATTAAAATTAAAAAAATTACAAAGTCTAATGATAATAGAATCTGATGTGTCAGATTCATATAAATCCAATCCAATAGAAGAAGATAATCTTCCAAGTTCTTTAAAAGTATAATCTCCTAAAGTATGAATTGTATTTGGTTTCATGCCACACGTATGAATACCCCCATACCACGTAGGCATATTTCCAAGACCATTTAAATAGCTTGAAAGTTGAACATCATCTTCATTATTTAAATATGATGTTAGTGTAGAGATAAAAGAATCATTGCCAATAAGTGTCCATAAATCATTTGAAGAAATCTTTTTAAAATTGCCTATATCTTGATTTAAAGTATTTTTATATGCATTTATTAATCGTTTGGCAATTATCACATCTTCATTTTCTTTTAGTGGAAAAAAAGAATCATTTTCTACAATCATAAATTTTTCTTTCACATATTTATTTGGTTATCTTAAAAACATAATAATTAAAGTATATTATTATGTGTTACAAATTAATCGTATTTTGCTTCAAAATCTTCATACCCATCATAATAATATTGATAAAAATTTTGAGCTATCTGATACGGTATATATTCAATTCTTATAAGAGAGTTCCATGATTCTCTAGCATTTTTCCCCGTAAAAAGTGCTTGCAATTGAAGACTTTGATCTGTAGGATCATAATAAACTTTGTGATAAGTATATTTGTTTGGTCCATTATGATTTCTTACTTCAGGGCTTTCATAATATGTTCCTATTTGAATAAAATGATTTACTACTGACAAATAAGGAGTTGAAAATCTAACGCCTCTCCCGAAAGTAGCATTTTCATCAAATCCGGCGTTAGGCGCATCTGGGTTACTAAAACGATGTCCCCATGTGGTAACTTTAATAGTATCCCCTGTAATAAACTGATCACCACCAAAATAATCAGTTAAAAACAATTTATCAGTTAAATTCAATAGGGCATCACTAGTCACATCAAAAATGTCTAAAAGATAATTTGGTCTATATCCAGTATAAGAATTATCTTTTGTTCTTAGCTGACTGGCACTAATGGAAGTTATGTCGTTAGTTTTAGTAATAACTCTAAACATGTCTCTATTCATATTATAATCTGAAACATATCCAGAAGGTGCCGGAGCACCCGTAGCAGCAACAATTTGTCCTTCAGCAGAATTTATAAAAAACTGTTCTATTTCATCAATAGTGTTGATTGAATTAACATATGAAAATTGATCCCCAGCATCATTACCAAGTAAACTTTGATAATATATTGCTCCAGCCTCATCCGGCTCTCTTAACAAATACGTTCTGAAAAATCCAACAATTCTTCTATCTAAATCTACTGTCAAATCAGGCACTGGAATAGGAGTATCATCTCCCAAGTGATCTCTTGCAGATCCAAAAGAAATAGGACCAGATGATGATATTTTACCTTCGATTGCCATTAGCTTCCTCTGTTCAAAAAATTACGTGAACAAAGTATTTATCAATCCCACAAGGAACGATAATACTTTGCAAACAACAGAAGACCATTTTTCTGTCTATTGATATTTTCGTCATATTTCTCACGGTCAAACTTAAATGTACTATTAGGATCATCCCGCATAACAGTGCCAGTAGGAGTTTCTTCTAAAATCCAATCACATTTTCCAGAATAAAATTGATCTTCAAAATCTGAATCCTTTATAGATTCAAAAGTCCAAATCATTTCATCAATAATCCATTCCCAACGGTCATGATGGAATTCATCTGTATCCCATTCATTTTCTTTTGGTTTTGCGGAAGTAGACCTTAGATGTTCAGGCACATCTGCATCATCAACCAATGGTGATCCATGCTTAGTTTCCTTAAGCTGAATTAGCATTGGATGAATGATATGGGCAATAGTAGTATCCATACCCCATGTATCATAATTATGGATTTTAATCTTGATGTTTCTCTCTTTATTATCAAGATATCTATTGATGGTTTGGTCTAAAACCAACGTCTGCCATTTATCAAGAACCCAAATAACACAATTATCAAAAAAATTTAATTCTGCGTCATCAATTTCCCAATAATTCTTATTATGACGCATCTCACAATAAGACTTTTCAAGATAACTAGTAGTCCATCTATTAATATAAGGTCCAATATTAATATGCATTGTAAATTACCTTTGCTTTATCTGCTTGCTTTATCAACCAGTTTATTGCTTCAACTTTTTCTGAATCTGTATAATTGACTGAATCAATTACAAGATTAATTTTATAAATTAAATTATAGAAAAATACAGAATCAATATCTTTGATATCAGTCATCAAATTTAATTCTTTCATTAGGAACAAAAATAATATCCAAATGAGTTTTTTCTACAGCTGTATATTTTAAAGTATTTGTAATATATTCAAATACTTTTTTAGCAGGAGAACCATAACGTTCATGATGTCCTTCAAAAGCTATAGATAATACTGGGCGAGATTGAAGAATTGTTTTTTCAGAACCAAGCAATGCTTCATATTCAAATCCTTCCATATCATAAATGATAAGGTCACATTCAGCCAAAGCCAAATCATCAAGTTGAATAATTCTAATATTGCCTTCTTTATTCTCAGGATCAATATGATTCATACCTGAAAAGCTATGATCGACAATCATAGAAAGATTTTCTTTCTTATATCCCAAACCAAACTGACTTTTAATGACATTAGTCTGAGGAACATTATTTACAAGACAATAAAAATTTGTTGGATCAGGCTCAAAAGTATAAAGCTGTTTAAAGTAATCTGCAAGGATTAAAGGAAAATATCCAACACAACCACCAGCAATGATACATACATCTGCCTTGCGAATATATTTTAAAGGTGCAGTAGCACATTCCTTTTCGGTTCCGAGTGCGATATAATAACCGACACTCTCAAATTTCATTGTATCGCCTTCATCAAGATACATTTCAACATCACCGAGTTGACGTTTCTTAACAGGAAAAAGATATTTACGAGTCATAATACACCTCAATATGGTTTAAAACAAAGCCAGTTGTTTTGATTATAAAAATATTTTTCTTTATTTACGATACCTTTTAAATATTTTGGTGGCATACCACCTATTGCGGGCATATTATAATTTGCGACATTACCAAACATATGATTAATTGTATTTTCTCTATTACATATAACGGAAATTACTGGCACGGGATCAGCAACTAACATATTAAGACTAAAATAGTTATGCCCCAACCACCAATCAACAGATTTTTCAAGTGGTACATAATCCATGTCATTAATTATTTCAACCATTCTTTTTGCTGTCCAAGGGGCAATTGCATATGCATGTGTCCCACCAAACATGTTAATAGGAAGAAGATCATAAGAATCTTGTACACATTTATAATCTTGTCTTTCTGCCATTCTATAACCCAAAAAAACAATATCCCGGTCATTCACTTCAATATCTCTAAAATCTCTAACAACAATAGAATCATGTTCAAACACGGCACACGGAGCATCACGAGTTGCTATTTCTTTCCAAATAGCAACATGACCAGAGGAACATAATATTTCTTGATATAAAAGTCTTCCAGTTTCAGTATTTTTGATTTCGTCTAAACGAGGATCAATTCTTAACCCCCATTTTTTCAAAATTTTCTGTGCAGATACTTCATCAATGCCAAATCCTTTAAAGGGAGTTATTGGCATATTATATTCTTTACATGATTCAACACATTCTTCCATATACTTTATGGAATTTGGTTTATCATGATATAATACAAATGAATGTTCAATTTTCATATTCATCACCAAAGTTTTTTTTAAATAATTATTTACGCATCACGAGAAATGAAATGTACTCTTACCTTTTGAGGTTCAAAATACTTATCCACTACTTTCAATACTATATCAGTTTCAAATGGTTTGCAAGAGAAAACATCGATGTAAAAATTACCATTTTGTTCACAAAAATGACCAGTAATATTTGAGGTTTCAATCATTTGACAAAGAGAAATACCCGACTTGTCAAGATCGTGTGTTGCAAAACGTTCAATCCAAGGCTCACCGAAAGCAACCATATCAATAGCTACTACCAAGTCCTTAATGAATGTTTTAACGTTTTCCTTTGAACTGATACGTTCAATATTGCCCGCTGTGCAGTCGAGCAACAAATGATAACCCCAAGTGCTGTTCATTCCATTATTTTCCCTTCTTCTAAAATATTATTTATAGTTTATATTAAACAGGTCTTCTATATGATAATACAAGATTTGTGGGAAAATAAGCTATGGTCACAGCCTTATTTTGATTTCCGCCAAGAACTTTAACATATAATTGACTTCCTTGCCATTCATAGCCATTGAAGAAACCAACATGTCCTGTGCGAGAACTTCTACCTCTTTTTAAAACTACAATGTCACCTTCAACAGGCTTTAAAGTTTTCTCACCATAATTCAAGAAACTTCTTGCCATAAGACTTTGAGTTCCTTCAAACCCAGCCCTATTTAAAACTGCATTTGCAAAACCCGCACACCATGGAATTTTTGCAGGGTCAACTGGTCCATTTCTATCAACATTCATATAAGTCTTGAGCGCAACTCTATTTTTGCGAGCCGTGAGTCCTTCCATTTTAGAAGCTTCACGTATAATGCCAGTGTTATTTTTACTTGAAAACTTAACAACTGTCTTTTGATTATATGTTGTATCTTTAGAAGCAAATGTAGTCGTTACCGATTGCAGCCTTTCGCAATGAAAAAATGAAGAAGCAGTCTCATTTGCCTGAGAAAAGCATAATGCCCTTTGATCAACAATAGGAGCAGCCTGTACAATTCTAGTATTCTTTTTCTTTTTGCTCTTCTTAACCGTCTTCTTTTTCTTAGATGCAGAAACTTCACTTGGTGCTGCATCTGCAGTTTGAGGAACCAGCACACTTGCTGCAAACACACCCATCAAAGCAAACGCAATTAATTTAATACTGTTCATTTTAATCTCCTTTTTTATCACAGCTATAAATGAAAACTTGCTGTGTTAAGAAATATTTATATAATTATTGGCTGGAGAACTAGGATTCGAACCTAGATTAAAGGAGTCAAAGTCCTCTGTACTACCATTATACTATTCTCCAATTAGTATTAGTACTTTGCTAAAACTTTTCTACAATATGCAGAACTTGTTGGCTTATTGCCAAGACCTCTATTATATAGGGTTGCAGCATAACACTCATTACCATTCGCAACGCCCAATGCTTTACTCAAATATTTAATGCTATATTCAAGATTTGTATCAGTGTCAAACAAATTTTTACAATTACCAGTAAATCCAATACCCTTTGCAGTACCACATTTAATTTGACCTAAACCATAAGTCCCCCTTCCATATGCATTCGGATCATATTTAGATTCAACATCTATTATAGAGGATGCAAGTTTATATGGAACATTATATTTCTTTGCGGATTTCTCAATCTTTTGTTTAATGTTAGGCGAAACTTCAGATTTAATAGGTTTAGATGATGATATTTTTAAAGGCTCTTCGTGTATTGAATTACATCCAGAAACAAGCATAGCCATCCCCATGATAGGGACCATAAAAATTCTCATAAATTCTCCTGTTTTTATCCCCTGCAGATAAGCTTCTTATCTTCTGTAAGCTTTTTAAAGTTGGCAGGTGGAATTGGGTTACGCATCATCTTATTGTCAGGTGATGGAAATGTCAAGCCCGTAGTTTGCTCAATCTGAGAAATTGTTGTTTGAAACGGAACATAATCAGAATTTACCCCAGCAACATTTGGCATAATGAATGCCAATGATTGACGTGTATTATTGTTAATTACAATTTTAAAAAGGTAATCAGGAACAATTACTTTATTTGGTCCAATAGATTTACTTGTTTGTGACCAAATATTACCAGCATATACAGTATACGTATGCTTGTATTCATGCGACCATGCTCTTACTGCAGTCTCTAATTGCTTCCACGGTCCTCTATTTAAAGAAGGTGTCTGAGGACTCATATTAGAAAGATAAAAACTTTCGTTTGCAGCCTGACGATCCCATGAAAGATCAGCATTACTTACCATATGCCCCTGATCATATCCAGATTTTTGATAATCAACTAATTCGGCTCTTGTGCCTTTAGCAATAGCTTGATCTGAAGCAAAAGCATCATTACGAGGAAGACATCCCATTGCACGAACAGGATACAATGTGTGTGCAGTCCAACGAGGAATTTTAGCTACAGGATCATGATTTAATAGATAAGCTTTTCTACAAATCGTCATAGTGTTTGGAAAGGCATTTGGAGAACCAAAAGGAACCTGTTCCAAACAATCAGTAAATGGGCGTGGAGGTGCCTGTTGAGCTAAAACGGCACCACCGAAAACAAAGAATACAAATAAAGAGGCGATTATTTTTTTCATTAATTTTTTCCTTTTAAATATATATATGCTTTGTTTACTTTTTAATTTCAACTTTCGGGAAATATGTTATGAAACGATCATCTGGGTTATCTCTCTTAGACTTAATTTTAGCTTTAATCTCATCAAAGAAATTCCATGCCAGAGGAATGAATAGAATATTTTCTCTAATTCCATCAAGAGCTTCTGACGAATAGATTGGAATACTAGAACCCGGAGTAAATCTGCCCTGCTTCAAAGGATTATCATCAATAATAAAATCAACGTTGATCTTTGAATAGTTTAATAATGTCATTCCCTTTGCAGCAGCCCCGTACCCAACAACTTTCCAGCTATCCAATAAACGAATATTTTCAATATTATAATTAAGTTGTTTTACAATCTCAGCAGCATTCTTTGAATAATTAAAATATGTATTTTCTTCATACATATAATTAATTCTCTCGGCGTCAATAAGTTGGTCAACAATATCATGATCAAATGCATTACGAGCCCCTTCATTCTTTGTCACCACAAACACATAACTCGTTCCATGAATAGGCATATAATGAACAGCTGTAAGATATAATCCGGCTCGCTCACATAGCTTCTTCATAGATTGAATATTAAAAAATGAAATGTGTTCATGATAAATCGTATCAAATTCATTATTGCGTATCATGAATGCCTGTGAAGTTTGAATAAACATCATAGAATCATCATGCATAACTTTTTTAGCAGTAGTCAAAAATTCGAGAGGATCAGATGTGTGGGCAAAGACATTCTGTGCGACAATAACATCAAATTCTTGTGAACCTGCAATACAGTCTGCAGCAAATTCATCATTAAAATACTTACACCATACAGTATGATTTGATGAAGAAATCTGGTGGAGATTCTTTGCAGGATCAACCCCATAGGTTTCATAACCAATATCTTTAAAGTAATCTAACTGAGTTCCATCATTACACCCAACATCAAGAACATTCTTTGGTTCCTGAATATTATTATAAATCATAAACTTATCTGTTACATAGTCTGCAAAGTTTTTGAAATGCTCTCGTCCTGTTGCAGATGTTCCACTAACATACAAATAATCTTCAAACATAAGTTCAGGATTGACAGCATGAGTAAGCTGTACGTGATCACAATCAAGACAACGATTGATTGCTAAAGGATATTCTTTTTGAAAATCAAACTTATTTACTTTATAAGAATTTGCAAGAGGTTGATTATTTAAATCTAATGTTAAAGAAAGATTAGAAGAATCACATGCAACACATTTTAGTAATTCTTTATATTTCATAATTCAATCCATTCTTTATGTTCTAATGACCAATCAACTACTTCATTAATTCTTTCTTTAACAGAAAGTCTTGGTTCCCAACCAAGTTCACGCATGAAATCTCCACTAAGAGCATATCTCAAATCATGCCCCGGACGTGAAGTATGAAAGTCAACCATATCATACTTCAATTCTTTATTTTGTGCATCAGCAATAAATTGTGCTAACTGCAAATTATTAATTTCTTCTTTCCCGACAACATTAAACTTCGGGCATTTTGCACCACCATAATCTGGAACATATACCTTAGCCAATTGTTCTTTATTCAAGTGCAACAAGAAATGCATTGCTTCTGCAACATCTTTTGCATGAATATAAAAACGAGACCCCGGTATGGTCTTAGATGCATCAGAGTGAATAGTAATAGTTTCACCATCCCGAACTTTACGAATAGCCATAGGAATGAATTTTTCAGGATGTTGGCGTTGTCCAAAAACATTCATTGTATGAGTAATAAAGATAGGAAGCTTATATGTATTCTCATATGCAACACAGAATTCTTCTGCAGCTGCCTTAGAAGCAGAGTATGGATTGGTGGAATTATAACGATCTCGTTCTTTATAGGCAACTCCATTAGGAGCAATACCAAAGATTTCATCAGTACTGAAGTAAATCATTCGCTCTAGATTATTTTGTTTACGAGCAAAATCTAGAACATTGACTGTACCGACTGTGTTGTCCATTACAAATTCCATAGGATGTGAAATAGACCGATCAACATGGCTACTTGCAGCAAGATGTAGAATTATATTTACAGGACCAATAAAACTACGATTCATTTCATTGATTTCTGCTTTCAAATCATGCCAAACAATTCGAACTCTTTTCTGAGTTTCTTTTGGATACTTTGAAACAACACTATGAAGTCGATTTAAATTACCTGAATAATCCAAACGATCTAAAGAGATAATATTCCAATCAGTCTTTTCCAGTAAGAGATCAATAATATGATGCCCGATAAATCCTGCACCACCAGTAATCAACACATTCTTAGTCATTCTTCACCTTTATATGCTTATTATAAATTGATATTGCCTGTCCAAAAACTTGATGCATATCATAATATTGATAATTTGCTAATCTTCCACCAAATATTGTATTAGTCTGTTTAGAATATTCTTCATATTGATTAAATATTTTTTGATTAATTGTATCGTTTATTGGATAACAAGGAATATTATTATTTTCATATTCTGTAGGATATTCAAATGTTATATAGGTGTGTGGCTGATTTCCAAATTCAAAATGCTTGTGTTCTATAATTCTTGTATACGGAATAGAACTTTCACTATAATTCATAACAGCACAACCCTGAAAATTATTTTGTTCTAAAAATTTTGTTTTAAATTCTAAAGAACGATATTGAAGTTTTCCAAATTTGTAATCAAAAAATTCATCGATACACCCAGAATAAACAACATTATTAGCTATAGAATTCCAATAATCTTTATCAGAAAAATAATCAATATTTAATCTAACTTCAATACCATCAAGGATGTTTTCGAACATTTTAGTATACCCGTCGATAGGTATTCCTTGATAGGTATCATTAAAATAATTGTTGTCGTATGTGAATCTAAGAGGCAGTCTTTTTATAATAGAAGATGGAAGATATTTTGGATCCCTTTTCCATTGTTTTTGTGTATATCCTTTGATAAGAATATTGTATATATCTGATCCTACATGGTTCAATGCATAATCTTCCAAGTTATTAACATCACCATTAAAAATTTGAGAAGAAATTTTTTCTTTTGCTTCTTCTGGTGTTATAGTACCCCACAATTCATAAAATGTATTCATATTAAAAGGAAGAGAATAAATTTTTCCATTATTATATGCTTTAGGACTAAGAATAAAATTATTAAATTTAGAAAATCTATTAACAAACTCCCATATTTTTTCATTACTAGTGTGAAAAATATGAGGTCCATATTTATGAATGTTTATTCCATCTTTATGTTCAGTATAACAGTTTCCGGCTATATGGTTTCGTTTATCTATTACAAGACAACGTTTTCCATCATCAGTAGCAAGTCTAGCAAAAGTGCTTCCAAATACTCCAGCACCAACAATCAAATAATCATATAACATTTTTTAACTTTCACATTTATTATTTAATATACATTACCTTTTTATATAAATCAAAGAAATTAGCACCTTCCATTTTATCAAACATATGAACAAATGGAATATAATTTTCTAATTCTTTTAATCTATCGCCTTCAGTTTGAAGTTTAGAAGGTATTTTTATATCTGGAGTATAATTAAAAGTCATAATTGGAAATTCTTCGAAGTCTACTGGAAGCATATCAAAATGAGAATGTGCAATAGCAAATATAATTTCGTCTACTTTACCACCTCGAAAGAATCTTCGGCAATTATAATCATCATATTTATAAAAAATATCCTTACAATAATCAAAAAATGCGTTTGAAAATCTATCATCTTTTTTAATATAAAAAAATCCACCATGCGTGTGATTAACTTTTTTACCAAATGCAAACGATACTTGATCAATATATCCCCAATGCCAAGAAGGATCTTCATGTCTTCCTACCATTACAGGAGAAATTTTATTTTTACAAAATTCCCATATACTATCAGCATTCCACTGACATATTACATCGCTGTCCAATGTTATATTTTCATCATAAGGAACATACGAATTTAAATATAGTCTTGGATAAAGACAATATTTTTCAAATCCTGTGGTGCAATCTTTCCATAAATTATCACTAGGATTAAATATAATATATTGATCAAACATATTATGTGATTTTGCATATTCTATATTTTCTTTATGAACAAGGAGACTAATAGGTCTCATATCACCTTGTTTACGTATAGTATTAGAAAGTATCCAACATTCATCAATATATCGTTTACCGAGGGCTATAAAAAAATATCCTTGAGACATTAATGCCACTCCACTACTTTAACACCCGCATCATTAAGTGTTTTATTTAAATTTATTTTTTTAATTTCCATTTCTTCTTTATTGGTATAAAAATGTGCGTGCCATTCCACCACAATAGTATCAATTCTTGCTAAAAGATTTTCATCAATAAGTTTTTGAATCACTACAAATTCAGAACCTTCTATATCCATTTTGATAAAAATTTTGTCGTCATCGTTAAAATTTTCTTTAATAAATCTAGCAAGATCAACACAAGGAACGTCTTCAGTTTTCATGAAATTTTCACGTAGAGTACCGTCCCACGGATTCCATTTATCCAAACTAATAACAGAAGTTCCCATTCCATTATCGCCTTCTGGAACAGTTTCAATGTTAACAGTGATAGTACCATCATAGTCAGTAATTGCTTCATTATGAGGAATAACAAAAGGATAATTATTATAAGTGCCATCAATAAATTGTTTATACGTGTTTGGATTAGCTTCAAATGTATGAACTATCCAAGAATTATCGATTTTTAACCTTTCAATAAAAAAAGAAAGCCCTTGCCCAAAATGAGTACCAAGGTCTAAAAATACATTTTTCATATTATCTCCAAGCAATCAAAATGCGACTATCACTAGACGCAGTAGCAGAATCATCTATCGTTTTTACTTGTGTTCCGGGCGGTAACACTTCAATAATCTTATCAAACCAATCTTTACTGGGAATATCTTCAATCACCAATACGCCTCCGGGATTAAGTTTTGGATAATACAACTTAGCACACAACAACATAGAATTTAAATCGTGAGGACCATCATCATTCACAATATCAAATGTACCTACAGATTCAGCAAACTCTTTAGTGTAAGCGTCAGCAATGATGATTCGTGTTCTATTTGGATCAACACGACCTTCAATGTTTTGTAGTGATTTACGGGGTTCAACATCAACAACAGTAATATCTCCTAATGGAAAATATTTGTCCCAAGCAATTGTTGATGCGCCATGATAAGCGCCAATTTCCAATAACTTAACTGGTTTATCTCGCCATTGTTCAAATAAAGGGTCGTAGTGTTTTGTGTATGGATGTTTAAATACTTTATCAGTACCCACACCTTTGATTTCATCTAAAAACAAACCTTCATCTTTCATAATCTCATAAAGTGATTTTAGCATTACATTTATCCTTGATGTATTCTTCTATACTTTTAGTTGGTTCCCAACCAAACGTGTGTTTAATCTTGTCATTGTTAGCAAGTGTGATATATGCCTCACCAATGCGTGGAGGAATAAATTTAACTTCGTCTGAAATCATACGGGCAAGTTCTAGTACAGAATAGTTCGTGCCAGTACCTACGTTATAAACTTTTCCATATGAACCACCAAACTGCTCAACGTGTTGCATAGCAAGAATGTTAGCATTGACCACATCGTCAACGTAAGTAAAATCTCGGCGTTGAGTACCGTCGCCAACGATTGTTAATGGTTGTCCAAAAGCCTTTTGACGCAAGAACAAACCAACAACTGGTGCATAAGGTCCTTTTAGTGGTTCTCTTGGACCATAGACGTTGAAGTAACGGAAGATTACTGTATCTAGGCCAAATAGGTCGGTGTACATCTTACACAGTTTCTCACCTGAGACCTTTGAAACAGAATATGGATTCAAGCAGTCATCAGGCATATCTTCTGATAGAGGTGGCGTGTTATTCAAACCATAACCTGATGATGTAGAAGAATACATTACACGTTTGACTTTTGCTTCACGAGAACACTGAAGTACAACTCCTGTACCAAAAGTATTAGTTCTAATGGCAAGTAAAGGATTCATAATAGCAGGCTGAATACGAGACTCTGCAGCACAATGAAAGACATAATCTACATTTTCATATATCTTACGTGTGTTTTCATAATCCGCAATATCTTCACGATGATATGTTGCATTATCATTATAATAAAAATTATTATGAACAATAGAACTTTCATTATCAATTACATGAACATTATAACCACATTCAACAAGTTTATCAACAATATGTGAGCCAATAAATCCAGCCCCACCCGTAACAACAATTTTCATAATAACCCTCTTTTAAACATAAAATATATTAAAGTAAAGTAAAAGTTTTTAGTGATCCCAAACCTAATGAATAATTTGGATTAATTTTTTTATAGACATGATTTAAAAAAATATCTTTTTCTTTAAATGCTTCTTCAACTATATATGTACTGCCCGTATTTGGTCTAGAAGGATGAAATATTGGCGCTGCATGAATTATTGCTAAATTGCATTTAAAATAATCATGAAAAATAAAATCTAATCCCCAACCATGATTAACTTCATATAAATTTAAAAGCTCAATCAATTTAGTAAAATTATTTTTTTCAAATACTGGACACATAATTTCAATAAAATCAGTTTCTGCCCAACTCCAATCAGTATTTTGTCTAGTAACTACCCAATTAGATTCAGACCCAACAGATAATGCTTGCTGATATGCACCAATAGAATGATCTTTAGCAAATTGAAATGCATAATTTACAGATTCAGTAGTAGTTATCAAATCATCATCATATACACCAATATATTCCCATTGTGAAAAATCAATATATTTACTTATTTGTTTTATGATTTTCCATTTGCCGCCTTTGGAAGAAACAACATTGTCATAAGTATTTTCTTCTGGAACAAAATCTCCATATTGAATAGCTAAAATATCATAATTTCTTTCATTAGAAAAATTTCTCCAATGACTATTCATATCAAAATTTATATTATGAAGTTTTACAAAATGTTCGATAGTAGTTCCTACAGGAACAATAATAAGATTTTTTCTGGTAGCTTTCAATTGTACTTTCCTTCAATTATGTTTTTCCAATTAGGTATACGATTATATTGATGTGCAATATAAAATGATTCTCCTTTTGAATTACAAATGATATCATCTACCATAATAGGAGATGGCTCAACAATTAAATTAGAATGCATGTTAGATTTGCTAGTTCCAAGTTGTGCTGCCCATGCTTCTTCTGAAGCAGTAAATTTAGTTATTGATTTATATGATTCCATATTTAAAAGAACATTATATCCAGCTTGATCAGGACCGCCCCCACCTTCAATTATTTTAGGAGACCCCCCACAAGATAAAAATATATTAAGAAATAAATCTTTCATATATTCATATTCACCAGACATAATCCCTGCATTATATATGATGTTATCTTTCATATTATCAAAAATTTCTAATCCAAAAGATTTTTGAAGGTTATTTTTGCCCCAATATTCATCTTTATATTTTATAGATTCACTAGAAGCATTTATTTTTTTATCTTTAAGATTATTTTCTAACCATTCAGAAGGATTTTTTTGAAAAACAACATCGCTGACATCAGTTGAAATCACGTATCTAACATCAATATTGGTTTTTAATTGATTTAAAATATTCCAATAATGGTAAAATCTATCAATTAAAACATTTTCTCCATCATTGTTATCAATGCTAATAACAATATAACCCTTATCTGATATAATTTGTTTGATATTTTGATCAATATTATAACATACTAATACTTTGTAACCAACAAACCCGGATCGGTCTAATGAATTTATCCAATATTTGATATTATCATATCCATAATTTGATATTGCTCCAATAATTAAATCTTTCATCATGCAAATCCTGTTCTGTAAGTATTTTCCAATTTAATTTTTTCTAATAAAGAAGGCATAACCTCATTATAAATTTGATTTTCATCTAATAATTTATCATTTACTTCAGGAAGAGTGGAAGTTGTTGTTGCATATGGAGTATGATGAAGAAGATTAGAAATAATATAATTCTGATTCATCATAAAAAATTGAGTGTCATAAATGAAATTGTCTCCCCAAAACAGATCAAGCCCTTCTGGAATTGAAATCCAATTATTTTTATGCATAAACATCAACATACCAAACCCAAGATGATCTCTAAAATTATATGGTGTAGGACTATGTTTAATTTCAATTACACCCGTAGTAACTGGTTCTTGAATTGTATCAATAACTCCCGGAGAAATCCCAAAAACCCCACGGAGAGGACTCACATGAGGAACCATTCTATTAAAAAGCTTCAAATCAAAAATTAAATCATCGCCGTATAAACAAATTCTATCATATTTTGCCAACGGAACCGCATAGTTCCATGCAGGATTGACATATATGTTTCTACCAAAAGTTTCTATTCTAATATTTTTATGAGATAAAATTGGTACATCAGGTCTTTCATCTGGATTATTGTCGATAATAAAAATTTCTCCGACTGACGGTATCATTAACATATCGGATAAAAATTCATAAAATGGAAGATATTTCCACATAGTAGGTACAATTACTGTAAACATAATAAAAAAACTCCTGTCATTCTTCAATATAATCAAAGTTAGTTTTAAGTTTATACTCATAGGTTTGAAAAATATTATAGAATTCTGGATCGTGAGACGATCTATCTACAACAACTAATGGATTATCTCTATCAAAAAGATCTTGTGATGTTGTAATTTTTTCAATAATATTATCGATATCAATAAACTTGGGTTTATTGTATATTTGGTGCGGAGAAACGATAATTTTTTTACGAATTTCTTCGGGAGAACCCCAATAGCTTAAATGCCAGCCAGCATTTTTCATATATGGAATATAATGCCTCCACCGTTTTGATCTTACAAATTGAGGAGAATTTTGTTTTACAGTTTTATTTTTGCAGAGAACAGTACCATAGCATTCATATACTTGTTTCTGATTTAGGTTGTAAAAATATAAATCCTGCTTAAAGCCCAACATTGGAACTTCTTCATTAATTAAGTTCATTGCAGTACTAATAGAAAATTTTCGTGGAATTTCATCAAGATCACTAATCATTACAAATGCATCATTTTCAAAAAATTGAAGCCCCTGCATAATATGATTTCTTTGTTCATTTTCTACTTTCCACAAACCACTTTTATATTCATCATCATAAACTGTAACGAAATCATAGTTATCAGGATTCATATAAACAGGGCAGTATAGAATCTTATCTGAAAACTTCTTTAATCTCTTTATGTTATCTAGATAATTTAATCTTTTTGAAGTACCATTATGGGTTATATTTGCTTCAACAATAATGAACATGTCTACAATATCATAGAGATATTCAAGTCTTCCTTCTAAAATATCAATTTCATTATTAAGAGTAAAACAATCTATTAACATATCAAATTTCCATATCAAGTTTTAAAGGATTAATACCTTTACTAAAATATTTATTATAGTAAAATAGTTCTGCCATATCTGCAGGATATTCTTGAAATTTTTTACGCTCTTGTTTAGTAAGGCTATCAAACCACTGCCAAAACAAAGTTTTAAAAATAGGATCGTCTAGATTCATTGGGTGGACTTTTTTTCAGTTTCAATTTTATGGCGCATAAGTTCCTTCAAAGAAGTGCCATTCATCATATATGTACGCAGATACAATTCAACTTGTTCTGGATTAGGAGCCATACTCCAACGAGATTTGATATGCCAAATTTGAGATATCAATACTCTCATATGATCTAGTTCTTCAATAGAATATTTTTTTCTAAACATATTAAACTTTTTTATCAGTGTTAATAAAATGTTCTTTCATTTCATCAATTATAACAAAAAAATCCCCGCCATAAGAACATCTTGCGAGGTTTGCAAATCGTGTGGTCAGAACAATATTATTGGAGTTATATGAAAGATTATTATCAAGCCTTTCTACGCTAATGGCAAAAGGATGATAACTGATATAGTTATACTTTGCTTCTAATGGAAATCCTGTGTAATAACATTTCCCATTTTGATCATCATATTTTTTATAGATGTCTATGTAAGAAACTTCAATTTCTTTGACACCTTTTCCATATTTTTTATTGAACTT